TTGGATTTGCCCTGCATATAACATTGATGGCGGCCAACAAGGTAGCTCGTCGGTTTGAAGCAGATCATGTGGTTTTTGCACTAGAAGGCCGTAGCTGGCGCAAAGATGTTTACAAACCCTACAAGGCTAATCGTGCAGTGGCTAGAGCCGCATTAACGGAAGCCGAAGCCGAAGAAGACAAGATGTTTTGGGAAGGGTATGATGAGCTGACTAAATATTTGAGCACACGAACCAATTGTAGTGTTATTCGTCATCCCCAAGCAGAAGCTGACGATATCATTGCTCGTTGGATTGCGCTACACCCTGCAGACGACCATATTGTGATCTCAAGCGACACAGATTTTGTGCAGCTAGTTAGTGCTACAGTCAAACAATACAACGGTATAACAGACGAATTAATCACACTAGAAGGGATCTTTGATGCCAAAGGTAAGCCTGTCCTTGATAAAAAAACTAAACAAGCAAAAGCCTGTCCAGATCCGGCCTGGTTGCTATTTGAGAAGTGTATGCGTGGAGACAGCTCAGACAATGTATTCAGTGCATATCCTGGAGTTCGTGAGAAAGGCACAAAGAATAAAGTTGGTCTCCGCGAGGCCTTTGGAGACAGAGACCGGCAAGGATACAATTGGAACAATATGATGCTGCAAAGGTGGTTAGACCCAGATGGTGTCGAACATCGGGTGTTAGATGATTACGAACGCAACCGTACTCTAATAGATTTAACTGCACAACCTGAAGAAATTAAACAACAAGTTGATGCAGCTATTTGCGAACAAATATCACACAAGGATGTAGGACAAGTGGGTGTGAGATTTATGCAGTTTTGTGGCAAATACGAATTGAACAAATGCAGTGATGCCGCAGATCAATTTGGTCGTTGGATGAATGAAACTTACAAAGGTGTATTAAATGACAGTGACAGATGATGCACAGTTTCTACAATTGGTCCATAAAAATAAACTTACTGCATCGTTAAAAAGTTATTGTGATACCCTGTTGTTTTACTATTTTGGGCATTTGGCTGCAGTGCACACTCCAGGAGATTTTTTAGAAATAGGCGTAGGTGGTAGTACCTATCCTTTGTGCGAACTCAGTCAAATTCATAATAGATACTTTAATATCATTGACAATGACCAGATACGACTAGAAACGTTTAGTAAAAATCCGTATTATTCATTTGAAAAACACGTACCATTTGTGATCGATAGCCAACAACTACCTATGCAAAATAACATCAATGAGTTAGCTTATTGTCATGTTGATGGAAACAAAAATTACAAAGTCACAATATCTGATCTTAAATTTTGTTTAACTAAATTAGCAGTGAATGGGGTAATTTGTCAGGACGACTACGGAAATAACAAGTGGCCTAGTGTGACCGACGCAGTACAAGATTTGATCAATCTTGGCAGGTTGCAAACACTAGTAGTGGGCGACAGTTCAATCTGGCTCACAAAACCCGAGTACTATCAATTCTGGATTGATCTATTTAATTCTGATTACGAATTTAATTTACTAGGAAAATTTATCAATTTACAGTCTTCGCAAAAACTTGATCGAACACCATTGTATCTGTTCATGCAATCCATTGATCTTGCCAAGAATTGCAATAATCAGTTTCTCTTATCCGAAATGAAATATTTTAAATCACTATCAAAGTACGATAATTCTAATTATTTAAAAATGCCTTATGCTAGACAAAGTCAGGCCGGAGTTAATGTGATCCCAACTAATGTCAGCAAATATTTATTTTAAGGAAATACAATGTTAATAGCAAAACCAGTGGTTGAAAATGAATTTTGGATTGTTCAACAAGATGATCGCAAGATCGGCAATGTTGAAGCTTGCGCCGACGGATTTCAAGTTCGTATCAATAATCAAATTGCACAATATAAAACTATTAGCATGGTCGAAGAACGATTCAAAATACGATTTGAACATGCTTTGCCAACTCAACTCAAACAAGACACAAGTCTAGTTCATGGATATCCCGCACAAGGACGAATACATAATCCTGTATGGGACGTTCGTCATCGATTGCCAATTTATACCAAAACCAACAAAAGCAAATCTTGGTTTGCAGCTGGTTGGTATTCGGTAAAAAAAGGACGAGCTTGGAAAACAATACAAGATCCTAAACTGATTGTGTTGGAACGATATCCCTATCGTGGACCATTTTATACCAAGGACCTAGCAGATGACCAATCCATTTAGAGATCAAGAAAAATTTATGCGAGCTTGCGATCAAAGTGTTGAAGAATTTAACGCTGAACAATACGCAATGTATCTTAAACTAATAGACGAGGAAACCAGTGAGCTACATCAAGCTGTATTGGCCAATGATCAAATAGAACAGTTAGATGCACTGATTGATATCCTAGTGGTTACGATAGGCGCTATTCATAGTGCAGGGTTTGATGCAGAAGGTGCCTGGAAAGAAGTCATGCAGACCAATTTCAATAAAATTGATAAAGACACAGGCAAGGTGCGCAAGCGTGAAGATGGCAAAGTATTAAAACCTACAGGGTGGAAACCTCCAGAACTAGAGCAGTTTGTAAAATGATACACATACAACGATTTGTTGAACGACTACAAGGATTTGATGCAAAGGGCTCGCAAAACTTTATGATGACCATGCGGGATGCTAAAGATCTACATGCTGACATAACTAAATTGTTACTTGCATTGCAAAATACCCAAGCAATTTCACCAAACGAAGTCATTGAAGTACAAATTACTGGCGGCAAATTCTAAAACTGCATATATTTAGAGATAAATAAATGTAGGAGTTTATTGATGAGCAGACCCAAACCCAGTGTTATCATAGAGCAAACAAACCGAACCACTTACAAAAGTGAACAGGTGTTGGCCAGCGAGGGTGTATGGGCGGTGTTCTATGATACCAAGCCAATCAATCTCAAAACTTCCAATCTCTTGGTGCAGTATCCTGGGCCTAAATACAAAAAAGTAAGTTTTTCCAATCCAGGGCATGCAAAAAATCTTGCCAAGAAACTCAATACTCAATTCAAAACAGACAAGTTCACAGTGGTGCTGTTGAAAGAAGGCCTTCAGGTATATCCTTGATGTGCGTGATAAAAAACTACTGACCCAAACGCTAGTAGCCGAACTGCCGGAACATCTTGGCGTAACTGTGGAAGATGCCTATGCCACATGGTGGGCCAATCTACGTTCAGGCGGTGGACTTAGATTGACTGATCGTGGCTACGAAATATTTTGCGAGCATTTGGATCTTGAACATCATCACTACTCACTGGAACCGTTTCGCATCACAATGACTCATGTGTTGGCCTTGGATCGCAAATTGCAGATGCCCTACTACATTGTGGGTAAGAAAAAGATACCAGTGGATCTTGTGATGTTTGGCAGTCGAGAAGCCATGCTGGTGAATCTATACGGAGATCTGGATAAGTTTTTACGCAATTACAATTGACTTGAATTGATTTTTAATATATAATATATTATGAGCAAGATATCCAAAAGTCCTCAACGTAATTCCTTCCAAAAAGAAGGTTATATCAAACGCTGTGAAAAGGAAGGTAAAAAACCCAACGAAGCTTATTTGGATTTATTTAAAACTATGAAACAACAAGATGAAGAAAATCTTGTGGATCCAGAATGGCAAAAAGACAACATGGAGTACGATCTCCGTAGCACCAAATGGATTTGTAACAAAGTCAAAGCGTCAGACATCTATGCACAAAATTTGTATGCGGCCATGTGTAACATGCAGTTCCAACAACAGCAAGTCTGGCCCGTGCTCAAAGATCAACGCTGGTCATGCAGTTGGCGTCATGCAGGTGGTATTGTGGCCGACATGAAAGAAAAGGGCGACTACATTGATTGGTACTGTTCTGGAATTGCTGGTGGTGATGAGCCTGATGTTTACACAGAAGGTTATGATTTAAAAGCAAAAGGGTTTGTACCAGAAGGATATGTAACAGACGAAATCCGTGAAGATTTATTGCGATTAGGATGGGTGGCCATAGAATGGAAAGGCTAACTAAATAACTGGATGTTTGATACTGATTCAATTTTGCCAGTTATATTGGCCGGAATATTTATCATAGCACTAGCGTGGCTTTGGGGTTGGTATACTGCAACCCACGCTAAAGAAGATGCATCCAAAACCGACACCACCGACTAGTTGTTGCGGCCGAGGATGTGAAGAATGCGTTTGGGTGTCTTATAATGAGGCACTTGAACGATGGTATAGTTGTATGAAGCAAAGAGAAAAGTGTTCTGGACGGGGGTGCGAATCCCCCCAGGTCCACCATAAAGAGTATTGAGTTGACATGGGCTGAGATGCCGCAAACAGTATTCTTCATAATGGGCCTGCATAGTTTCGACAGGGCAATGAGTAATGGCGTGGACAACTCGGTAGGCGATGACCGTAAATCAAGCAAAACTCGTAAATGCAAACGCAAATACAACCGTAACTGTGTCAGGCAAGAACATCAAGTTCTCAGCTCGTACAGCCAAGGAATCATTGGCAGTCTAACCACCGCCTAGGGCAGGAAATGCCTAGTAACAGAAACCACCAAAAAGGCTACCAAGGTAGCCTTTTTCCTTGTGTATTAGTGTAATCACTGCTATAATACACTAAATATATTTTTAATAAGGAAATCTAGAAATGGCAACAACAGTAACGATTGGACAAACTCCAATCAATGCAACATATACAGCAGTCACTGGCACAACCGGTGGAGCAGGAACAGGCGCAAAATTCGACGTAACCAAGACCAATGGTGTTTATACCACAGTGCTTGAAACTGCCAATCCTGGCACAGGATATGCACTTGGTGATACTATTACCGTAGCTGGCACCGCACTAGGCGGAGCAGCTCCTGCCAACAACGATGTTATCATTGTTACCGGCATTGGCACAGGCGGCAAAATTTCTACATTTGCCACCGCAGGTGTGGGTGCCATCGGCAACGGCACTATCAACACTGTGATTAACGTCACGCCAGATGTCACTGCTGCAGTCAACACATACACCATTGGCGATAAAAGCAGTAATTTTACAGTTGTAAATGATACAACCAACAATGTTATTAGAGAAACCAGTGCGCTGAATACCACCGTGAGTTTTAATCTAAACAATTATCAACGTGTGATTTACACAGACAAAGCCACTGCATTTGATATTTCAGGCAAAGCCGGTGATGTGTATTCATTGTTAAAAGCCGGATTTGGTGGAACAGTAAATACCACATACGAAGGTATTGGTATCAAGTTGGAAGATGCCGGCACAACTAGTGCACAGATTGCTCAAGCAATTGTAACCAGTGCACCATTCCTTGCGGCTAATCCAGATATTCCTACTTTTGTTAACAACCTATACACCAATGTAATGGGTGCGGCTCCAACGCCAACACAGGCATCACCGTATATTACTTCGTTGGTAACAGGTGGAACCACAATGGGTGCATTGTTAAATGCCGCAGCACATCTAGCAACAGTCCAAACCACAATTGGTATTATTGGTGTTGCTCCAGCAACAACTGGTGTATTGGCTGGTAACGGAATTGACTATATCCCACAGTAAATAATTACTGTTCCCTGAGATCTACATAAATATAACGTTGATCTCAGGATCACTATTAAAGGAAATACAATGAAGAAAATCGTAATTGCCACTATGGCATTAATGACAAGTTTGGCTTTTGCTGGTTCTATCACTCTAGAAGGGCAAGACCAACTGGGCGATAAAGGTGCTAAAAATTCAGTCAACGAATCAATCTCAGTCAAAGAGTCAATCAACAAAACGTTTGCCGTTGATGTTGCAGCAGTTAACTATCAACAAGCTGGTACATATGCATTGAGCACTCGTTTAGAAACAGGTGTAACTGGTGCAACCGCAGTTGGTCCAGTTGGCGTTTACACTCGTGTTGCACTTGGCGAAAAATACACCAACGGTGCCAATTTTGCTTATTGGAGCATCGAGCCTGGTATCTCATACACGCTAGACAAATTCACTGCCAAAGTTGGATATCGCTATCGCACAGCTACTGCCAACGCCAATGTGTATAACGACACAACAGATACCAGCAGATTTGGTCTAAGCTATGCTATTACCAAGAAAGATGCAGTTGGTATTCGATTTGATCGTGTAATTGGTGACAGTACAAATCACAGTTACAATTTGAACTACACACGTTCATTCTAATCTATTCTAAGATTAGCTCAAAAGGCCCTTTGGGGCCTTTTCTTTTAGATTCTTTACATTTGAGTCACATTATTGTAATGGTTACCACTATAAATAAGGAT